AGTGCCGTTGTAAGTGCCGCCAGTGACACCTGCCACCGTCACGCGTTGTCCCACTTGCACAAGTGAAGTACCGCCATAGGTAAAGACTGCGACTGTGGCTGATGTATAGGCAGCAGAAGTCAGCGCCGTTGTCGTTGATCCGACAACGCTTGCTGTAGTGCCAGCGTAAATTTGACCATTGGCATTGAAGCCTGAGAGGACTGCGGATGCAGAAGTCTGATTCTGTAAAAGGTCGGCAGTTTGTCCGCTTGCACCACGAACTTGCATTGAAACCTGAGTGGCAACAATTTGTCTTGCAATCATAGCCTGATTGCTACCTATTTGTTGAGCAGTAAAATTTCCATTAGAATCAAATTGAGCAGCAGTAGTACCAGCCGCACCAGCAAGATAAGTGCCGTTTCCTCTCACTACTCCATCTGCACCAACATAAATCATTGCCGTTCCAGCACTATTTTGCCACTCTTGGAGGTTGGCAGTTTGAGAGGCTGCGCCGCGAACCATCAAACCAATCGTGGTTGCTGTGCCTGCATAAACATTTGCTCGTGCAACTGTTCCTGAAAATGCGCCAATGGTCAAATAGTTACTTGCAATAACTCCATTTGGGTCAATCTTTCCAACAACAGTTGAACCGCTATTTTGCCATTGTTGAATATCACCTGGAGTCGTTGCATTGGCTCTAACAATCAATCCAATAGCAGATGCAGCAGCAGTAATTGTTTGTGGAGATGTTGTAAAAGTATTAGCTGAGGCAATCCTTGCAACATTGACAAGGTTTGCTCCTAACGCCGTCTCAACTGCCAAAACTGCATCATTGAGATTATCATGCTGACCAGCGTGAGGAACCGTTGCTGAGTCGAGAGTGTCAGTGGCAGTTGGATTGGTAAAGGTATCCAGTGAGCCAGGGTAATTTGTTGCCATTGACTGCTCCTTAGATTATGAAGCTGAAACTGAGATTGAACCTGCTGCAATTGTAACAACGCCGGCTGATGCTCCTGTTGTAATCGATGGCGATAATGCGCCGCCGATGTAGTAAGTGCCAGAAGTTGATGCAGACCAAACTCCAAAATATGAAGCAGTCGTTGATGCTGGCAAGTTGATTGAGAGAGCGCCTGAGTTTGTTACTGATCCACTAGAAGGCGAGTTCCATGTCACTGCAACGCGAGCATAAGTGCCGCCAGTTACCTCTGATGCACCAGTTGTTGATGGATCAGCAGTGTGAAGGGAAACATAAGACCAACCAGTTGTGGCAAGTGCTTGATTGGCTTCGGTTGTCGAGATTCTTGCCATTTATTTGCTCCTTATGAAGTAGGGGATGAGGTTGACTTGCCAGGGGTACGAGCCAACCTCATCCTTGAGACTGTTGAATTGCATGGTCGCGCATCGGTGTGTGATGGCGCTCATCCAACCAAAATTGTTTGTGATGAGGAAGAATTGCCCCTGTGTGTGCATGGATTTTGTAACCAATAGATTGCAAGCGCTTTGAGAAAAGCAAATCTTCGCCGAAGTAAGTTCCATTGATAGCGCCCTCAACGAACCAAGCCCAATCCTTGCCCTGATTTGGCGTTGTATGTTTTTGCATCTCTAGCAAAACACTGCGATGGATGAGAAGGCAACCTGTACCGACTGCATCGACTTCAATGACTTCATCGAGGGGATAAGCATCGATTGCTTCCAAACCTTTTTCAGCATCCATTTTGTAAATTGTTGGAACTGGTCGAAGCGCATCTTCATTGTCAAAGAATGCGGCAAAGACTAGACCGGAAACAATTGGGCGTTCCTTGTCATGAGCTGCATCAACTAACTTCTTGAAAACTTCAAGAGATAGGCGCTCATCAGAGTCAATCATCAAAAGCCAAGCGGCCTCTGTTGTTTCCAAAAATGTTTTGATAACAATGTTGCGTGAGCGAGTAGTCAGCCCAATGTTTCCAACTTGCACAAGATTGTGAAATCGTTGACTCGGATCAATAGCGATGTGAATCAAATCCTGAGCCAGCAAGGAATTGATTGTGCCATTGTTGACCATGCCGATGCAGATTTTGTCTTTCATCTTCATCGTTTTTCAGCCAATGGTCGAACTGCTGCCGTTTCGATTGTGCCATCTTCATGCTCTTTGATGAGTTCATCTAGGCGAGCAACTCCACCGCCATATTTGAGCAAGTTGCGAGCAGTTTTCAAACCTTCAAGAAATACTGAATCCATTTCAATCCCCCGATTGTGTTAGTGCCTGAGCACCAACCCTACACGAATGCAAGGTTGGTGCTCAAGCGGTCAAACTATTAGTAACCTGAAGGGGCTACTGTTCCAGTTCCTGAAATTGTAGAAACTGACTTGTTGAAGCGGTGTGCAAGTGCTGCGTATCCATATACCTGGAAGCGAACAGTGAGGTTCGCTGACAAGACATCGGGCAAAACTCGTGTTTTCACACCCGACTCGAACAAGAAACTATCGCTGAACTTACCAACCAAGATTGGAGATTGGTTTGTTGAAGCAGAGTAAGTCTTTGGAAGTGTTGCATCAATGAAGACTGGAACACCTTGGATTGTACCGACTAGGCCAGCAGGAGCGCCTGGGTTAGTAACTGTGCCAGCAGCGTTGAATGCCTGTGAAGCACCTGTCACTGGAACTACTAATGGGCGAGACTGTCCATCAACCTGTGATGCGAACCAGTACCACATTGAAGGGTGCATGACGATTGCTTCAGCAGCCTTGTAGCGGTTAGTTGTAACCTTTGAAATTGCTTTAGCAATTGCAATGATTCCGTTTGGAGCAGATGGAGTTGTTTCAGTCCATGTTGTTGGGATACCGTTTGTAGTATCTGCACCAAGAGTGATGAGACCCTTGAGGTTTCCTGAAGTTCCGTCACCTGAACCAACAACTGCAGTGTTGAGTTGTAGTGCATAGTCAGCCATCAAGTCACCGAATACTAGACGATCAAGACCGCCTGCAAGTGGTGATTGTTCAACAAGCTGAATTGAAACATTCTCATAACCTGAGATTGTGCGAACTGGCGCAGTGACAGTTGAAGAAACCATGTCACGAGTTGTTGTTGCAGTGTTATCAGCTGATTGAAATGCAGCCAATGTACCTGTTGTGATTTGTGGAATGTTTATGCTGTCCGTACCTGCTGGCAGCGCCATATTCGTGACGAGATCAGCGGTCACTCTCGCAGCTCTTGCGAACTCTGCGTATTCGTTGATCAAGTAAATTGGAGGAACGAAATCTCCACCAGCACCATCAGTGCGTGAGATGTCGCGAGTTTCAACTGCAACTTCTGCTTGGTGGCGGTTTAGGCGCTCCCATGAGTTGCGGTCATTGCGAAGTTGTGCGCCAATCATGTCGCGAACAAATGAGTTCTTGCCATTCTTGTCGTATGTCATCTCTTCGCGAGTGATTGTTGTTGAACCGAAAGTCTTGACTCCGGCTTCCTTGCGTGATTCAGCAATTGCGGCAGTGCGTGCTTCTACTTTTTCAGCAGTTGCAATGCGCTCGTCAAGAGCTGCAATTTCGTCATGCTTTGCAGAAACAGCATCGAGTGCTTCGGCGGTTACATCATCAGCAGTAAGAACTGCATCTGCTTCTGCAACTGCGGCATCGCGTTGTTCCTTGAGTTTTGATACTAGAGACATTATGTCTCCTCTCAGGGTTGAGTTGGATGTGGAAACCGCCTGGGCAGAAGCGCAGGGGGCAATCGCATGACTACTTGGTCAGCGAATAGTGTTTGAACTTGAGTGCAAGTTTGCGCTTGCGGATGTCAAGGCTTTCATCTTGTTCGGAACGAAGGCCAACTGAGGTCGCATCGTAGGCTGGAAGATTGACAACCGATACTTCGTAAAGGTCGAGGTCGGTCAATGTGCGAAGTCCTTCTGAGCGAGTATCTCCACCAGGAGCGACTGTGAATGCAAATGACATCTTGTCAACATCTCCGCGAGATAGAGCAGAAGCAAGTTCGGCAGCGCGAGGATTGAGTGGATCAAGAGTTGCATCCATGCGAAGGCCAACCTTGTCCTCAGTTAGAATCAAAGTTCCTGAGCGAGTTGATGCAAGTGGCAACTGTTCCATGTCGTGATTGATGAGAAGGAAGATTGGATTCTCAGATTGCAATGTGCGCTTGAATGCGCCAGGAGCAATCACTTCACGAAAGTTCAAGCCAGTTGCTTCATTGTTGAAGGTTGCGGCATATCCTGAAATCTTGAGTGTGCCATCTTCAGTTGCAACTGCGCGAACTTCGGCATTCATTGTGATGCGTTCGGCTGAGCGAATTGCAGTTTTGCGTTCTTCAATCATTGTCAAATCCTCTGATCTTGGTGCAGGAAGGGCAGTGATTACTGTGAGGATGTCACTGCGATGAACTGAGACAACATCGGTTGGAATCCAACCATTTCCCTGCTCCTTGTAAATGCGAACTGCAAAGACTGGCATTTCAGAAGTTGCTTCCATTGTAAAGCCTTCAGATGATTTTGCCTGACCCTTGGTCACAACCTTTTCAACTTTGCCTTTGGCGCGACCATTGCTTGTGTTCCAAGATACGAATGAACCTTCACCGACTCTTGCAGCTGAGGCGCG